TTATCTACTGTTTCTTCATTAATACCTATACCAAAATCTTCTACTGAAAATTCATAATTTCCCTGAGCATTAGGTAAAAATGAAACTATAATGGGCTCATCAGTACCTAATTCTCTATGACTATCCAAGGCATTACTACAAGTTTCTCTAATTAAGCTACCAATTGGATCCGCATAGAATTTACTTAACATTTGTTTTAAGAAATGGATTGACTCCATATCAATTTCTGTAGTATAGACCTTTTCGGTTTCTCCTTCTTCTAATACTATATTGTCTGTTTGTTGTTCTAATATCATTGTTTTTGTTTTTAAAATGGTAGTTCTTTATCTATCCAATCAATTTTGAATCCATTATTCTCCCAGATAATCTGATTAACTTTTTTAAATACTCCTTTTGTATCCCATTCAGAGTACATTCTTGCAGCATAAGCTGGATGATCTAATATAAAGGAATGTGTAAAAGGAGTAACTGATCTTTGGAATTTAGCAGCTTCTTTACCTAAAAATATTACTGGAATTCCTGTATATCCTAATGCTTCAGATAGAACATAATGAGTGAATTCAGACCAAATTTCCTGATGACTACCTGCTTTATTGAATTCTGTTGTAAGAGCTGAATTAAATAAAAGCACTCCTTGTTTAGCCAGGAATGCTAGATCTGGGTTTTTATATCCATCTAAGCATAATCCATTATAAACATCATGTTCTACTCCTTCATAAAACTTCTCTAGAGATGGTTGTAATTGGCCTGTTATACTACAAGACATAGCTAAACCATCAGCTATTAAAACATGATTTTTAGCAGAATGGTAAGGACACATACCCACAATAATGACTTTTACTTTATCCAGAGGAGTCTCTAAAAAGCATCTATATGTCAAATCTGATATAGGAGCAATCTTTTTACCTCTTCTACCTTCTTCTTTTAGAAAAGCATAAATTCTATCACATTTCTCACTTTCTATGAATGGTTTCATTTTATTCCACCACGAAGGATGAAATTTATCTTTAAAATTGTCCCAAATCATTAGAAATCAAGTTTAGTTTGTCTCTTAGGATCAATGTGATAATCATCTTTATCTTCTTTACATTTTTTAGCCTTAAATCCTGCATCGTATGCCTCTGATAGGATATTTATAGCATCATGGATATTATCATCTTTTATGATTTTATCAGCTAATTGCCGGATTAGTTTCTCTTTATTTGTCATATAATTCCTTTATTTATAAAATGTTCTTTTAATGCATTTAAACCTTCTTTTCTACCCCAACCTGCTAAATCGTTAATTTCAGGTAGAAGTCTGTCTGGACTATTGATATGTTTCCAACCAAAGGTATTAGTTATTTGATAACTTGCCTTTTTACCTGGACCATCACTATCTCCTCCATAAAATACATTTAGAGAATTCTCATTTATGTATTTAACTGTATCTTCTGAAAATGCTGCTAAACTCTCATTTTGAATATAACAACAATGTTCATGTACTTTTCTACAGACTAAATAATCCTTTTTACTCTTACAGATAAGAGTATTTTTGTCTTTTCTAAGATTCTCTAATCCTTCTACTGTCTGAAGAGGTATATTACTCAACCACTTCCTTCTCTTATCATTGGTATTAGGAATATAGATCTTCCATCCATTTGGAGGATAAAAATAACCAAATCTTAATTCATCATCTTTAAGAGGAAATTTTCTTCTATTTAGATAAAGTTCAGCTATAGAATAAATATTTGCAGCCTTCAGATCATCCTCAGATTGATAATATTCTGACCAATAGTGGAGTTCATTACCTGTGAATCTTCTGATTTTGACTTGAATAATAGTGTTTCTTTTGGTAACTTCAATATCTTTATTTTCCTGAATAATTCTCTTGTACTCGCCTCTGGATTTCTTTCTTATTCCAAGATCCATATCAAAATCTATCTTCTCCAAAACGCTATTTAAATCCTTCATATTATATAATAATTTGACGAATTTAAAGCAGTCTCCAGAATGTTCTTCTTCAGCAAAATCCTTAAATCTGACATTACCAGTTTTTGTTCCAATAATAAACGATGGGTTTTTATCCCCATCTCTTAATGGACTAGAAAAAGCTTTGTTTAATTCCCAATCTTTAGTAGGACAATAAAATCTAAATATTTGTACCTCAGATACTTTTTCAAGCACCGTTTCTATTGTCAATTCTTCTTTTAATTTTCCTGTTATCATAAATTTCTTTTCCAAATGTATCCATGTGCTTTATTAATAGTACCTTTTGCACATCTATTTATTTCACTATAATAAGAAATACCCAAATGTTTAGCAGCATCGACAGCTGATGGAAATTCTTTAATAAAATTATCTTGTAAATCATATTGATAAATTTTTATTTTTTGAAATTCTGATATTTTATTCTTAACCTCTTGAGACATCTTTTTCCCTAGCATAGAATTTTTAAAAATTTCAATATTTTTAGGTATTTTACCCTTTTTAGCTTTAGACATATTTTGTCTAGCTTTTTCTGAAACAATTTTTCCAATTGCTTTTCGACTCATTTTTTGTTTGGTTTCCTTACTGTGTTTTTTACCATAGAATGGATTTTCATCTCCAATTAATTTACCTTTTCTATTTTTAGATATTTTAGCTTTACTGTTCAAAGAATGCTTTTTTCCAAGCATAGGTCTAGAACTTTTAGAAATAGGATTGGTAGCTCCAATATTATATCCTTTATTAGGATTATGAGTATTTAACATATTACACCAATAATGTTCTAATGCTACAAGAAAATGTACTTCACATTCTTCTAATATTTCAAAAATAAAATTTTCAGCTCCATGTTTATTCCAAGATAATTGAAGATGTTTATTTTTATGTCTGTTATCTTTTAATTCATTTTTATGATTACAAATTCTTTCATTATAATCTTCAGTATAACCAACATAAATTTTTTTATTAACTCTGTTAGTAATTGTGTATATTGCGGATATTTTCATAATACAAAAGTACATAATATATGGATTGCTTCCAAGACTAAAGGGGAATTTATTTTTCTTTGTTTAAAACATCCCAAAATCTTTTAGGAAGGTGAATATTTTTAAAATTTTCACATCCTATAAACATAGGAGCAATATCTTTTGGAGAATGACCTGCTAATCCACAACCTACTTCTGTTACCAAAAATGTAAGATTATTATTCATCATAAAATAAGCTTTTGCTCTATTTACATAATTTCTAATCAATGTTCGATTTAATGATTGTATTTGCCAATCTTTTGTAGGAATAGCAAAAGATAATCCTTGCAAACCAAATCCTACTCCATAAGTTGCCCCAAATTTTTCATAGGCTAATTTAGCTGCTCCTGCTCCATGAATTCCTGATTCATTGCTACCAAATACAAATATTTCATTTTTTCTTAAAACAGTAATTTTCTCCGGTGTTATTCTTCCTTCCATAATTTAGTTTTTTCATATTTTCTATCTAAATAAATAGTAGCATTTTTATATAGAAAATGTACGATTTTAGATATATGTTTTTTACAAATGCAAGTAAAAATGCTTAAATATTTTTAAATAAAAAAGCCTGAAGATTTCTCCTCAGGCTTTAAGTTTAATAACACTATTTATTAATAATCTGAACCTTCCTTCGAAATTGGCTCATTTGAAGAGACAATGTTCTCAGCTGGATCATAATCAGCAAGTTCTGTAAATTTAAAGAAATTCTTAGAACCATATTCACCCGTAATAGCAAATACAAACTTTTCATGCACTTTTCTATCCTTAGGAGCTTTTGCTTTGATTTTAGCTTGTTCTTCTGGCTTAGAATAATCCACTAATTTGAAGTTTTTCAGAGCATATTCAGGCACAAATGCCTTATTATATACACTTTGATATTCTTTTCCATCTTCAGTGGTTTTGACTTCAGCCATTGCACCTACATTTTGAGAATATTCTCCATCAATCTGATTTTTAAGGTCAGAAAGGTTATTTTTCATAAGTTTCTTCCACTCAATTGACAAAACAGCTTCTGGATCTCTTAGATCAAGTTTTCCTAAGAAATTGCTCAAGAATGTGTACAATTCTTCTTCACCTACCTTTGCAACTCTATAATCTCTTCCTTTAAACCAATCAGGTAGATTGTTTGGATCATCTGCCCAAGATGTAGCACCTACTGAATTAATATACTGTTTCTTAGTTTTATCTTTATTTTCTTTTTCTTTATCTTCCAAAAAGAAACCTACTGGAAATCTATTTTTAGATTTTACATCTTCCAACCAGAAATTAATTCTAACTGTTCTGTTTCCTTCTTTACTTTCTCCAATATACTCAGTAGCTTTACTATCTTCCTTAAGATCAATTCCAAGTACTTCTTTGTACTCTTCAATTGAAGGATTAATAGCAATTACTTTTCCACTAAAAAGTCCAACTTTTTTCTTTCCAAAATCTTTTATTTCTCTTTGCTTTCCACCGATTCCACTCATATTTATTTATTTTAGTTAAATTATTTTACTGTATATTTTGTTCCTTTCAAGACCAGATAATTGATTTCTCTTGGATCCACAAGTCTCAAAGGATGTCCTTCTGTGATGCTCATATCTACAGCACTAACACGACCAAACTCATCTTGTACTCCTGTATGATAACCAACTAATACTCTTTCCTCACCATTTAATCCTTTTTTAACAGCTTTTTTAATAGCTGTTTCCATAGTTGATGGAGTTGATCCTTTATAAGCTTCTAGAATTTCCTTTGCAACATCTGTTTCTTTAACTTGTTTGTTAAAAGAGACTGTAAATGCAACATTTGGATTTGCAAGAAATAACTGAGCTGCTTCTGTTTTAGTGATTTTCTTTTCTTCAGTGAATTGTTCACCAGATACTAGGCAATCATCTACATACTTAGAATCAACAACAATATCCTGACCTAGACCATTTTTAAGTTGTACTTTGCTTCCTGAGATTTTTACTACAGTGTAATATTGTGTTTCTGATAATTTTTCTCCTGTTTTTAATTTTTTAAATTCTGTTTTCATAGTTTTTAATTATAGTTTTACGCTTAAAGATTTATACATTCCAATTAATTCATCATCTCCAGATGCCATAGCAGATGCCATAGAAACACTAAATGTAGCTTTTGATCTTGCTGATCCTCTTGCATATGCAGATGCTGTTACAACATTTGACATTTTATCAGCAGATTTGAATTTCATATATACACCATTTGTCAAGTCTGACAATTCCTTATACCAAGGATTACCATGAATACTTAATGTGTCAAATGCAATTCCTAGACTAGCTGCTCTTTTAGCTTCAGTTCTCCAATC